GTTCACGGCGTCCATTTTAGCCACGACAGATGCTTTGCGAACGATTGGAAATGCCGCGTCCAGCGCCTTTACCAGCGCCGCTTCCCGTATCGCAGCGGCGTCGGGCTGCACGGCGGGAAGGGCCGGAGCATCGACAAGCCGACCGTCCTTGTATGCCTGCCATGCCCAAATCGCCCAAGACGTTGCTGGTGCTTCACTCATGGCTGTTGTCCTTCGGCGGGGTGGCAAAGAAATCGCCAGCGGTTTCGTCCAGTGTCAGCCCATCGCCGAAGTCGCAGATCATCCTATCGGCGGGCTGCTGTTTTTTCAGTGCGGCACGGGCGTCTCTCGCGCCGTAGCGGACATTGAAACTGACAACGCCAGCATCTTCCAAGTGAGCATCAGCCCAATCAAGCGAGTCTGCGGCTTTTGTGAGTTCGGCCCGCAGCCGCGCGTTGTCTGCCTCTGCGGCCAGCATCGCGTCTTGCAACCCATCGTTGAACCGCCGGAATTGATCCACCTCTTGTTTCAGCCGTTCAATCTCCACCCTTGCCGCCCTCACCACATCTTCGGAATGGGCGGCACTGCGCTTGTATTCGTCACGTTCGGCGCGGTATAGAGAAACAAGATCGACGTACTCCGCGTTATCTCTTGCATCGTCAATCGCCCGGTCACGCTCTGCCGTCAGGGCTTCGATGCGGTCGCGCATATTCTGCGCTAGTTCTTCGGCTTCCCCCATGATGCCGCCTGCGATTTCAACATAGTTGTCCCACTGCTTCACCAGATCATCAGTCATGTGTCAGCCTTTCCGGGGTTGAGGGCGGCGCGGGCGCGTTCGGTCATTTTCCAAATGGAATAGATATTCGCAGTGCATGACTTGGTTGCCTGAAACTGGCTGATAACCTTCAAGTCATTCAGCAGCCTCGCGTTGTATGCCTCTGCGGCCAGCATTGCCTTGTGGTAAGCATCGGCATGGTCAATGTGGGCCTGCATTTCTTGCAGCTTTTTCTCTGCGGCCTCGGCGCGGGCCGTCCAATCGGCAAGTTCGGCCATTGTCATCCGGGTCTCTGCCTCGGCCACATTGCGCTGGATAATCGCGTTGAGAACATGGTCGTCAATGAAAGCGGCAAGCGGAACATTGGCTTCATTCAAAAGCCGACGGATCGCATATACAACCGCGCCGTCCATGCCGTCTTTGGCTTCGTACTTATCGCGCACCCGGTCCAACTCTGCCGTCAGGGCTTCAATGCGGTCGCGGATTTCAGGGCTGTCAATGGTCACAAATTCACCGGCATCTTTCAGCGCCCGCTGCCCCGCACAAAACCCACGGGCGTATGCGTCTTCCAGTTGCTCCGTCAGGGCTTCGATGCGGTCTGCGGCATCACACAGGTCTTCGGGGCCTATTATGTAGGGACGGATAAGGCCATCACGCAGCCGCTTCACCAGATCATCACTCATTCGCCTTCCCTCCGTTTTGCGGCCCCAACGGCACCTCGAAGATATCGCCCGTCCCGCTCAGGTCTGTCCCGCGAAGGTCCGCCTTGCTCAGGTCCGCCAAGCTCAGGTCAACCGCGCTCAGGTCCGCCCAGCTAAGGTCTGCCCCGCGAAGGTCCGCCTTGCTCAGGTTTGCCCCGCACAGGTCCGCCTTCGTGGTCACGGCCCACTTTACAGCTAAGCCAATTTTTACCGCCGCGCTAGTGTCGGCGGCGCAGTCGATTTCTGCGGTGAATTACACCGCTCCAGTAAAGCGGTTTTTGATTTCAAACTGCATGATTGATTCTCTTTCTGTTACCTTACTAGTTAGATATATACAATTCAACAATGAATGTCAATAGTCATCAACCAAAATTTTCACGATTTTCAAAATATCTTCGAGTGTACCAGATTCGATAAGCCTAATCATTTCATCTTTCTGATTGAAACGACATATATTCTCAAAGTGTTTGAGGGCCTCATGCATGTCGACACCAGTATCTTGGCGATACTGATAGATGTCCTCTTCTGTAATACCAAATTTTTCTAAACCAATCATTTTAACACCTTAAACCATTCTGGGATTTCTCGCTTAGTCCAAACCATTTTGAATCGCGTTTGCTTAGTCTGATAGAATTCACGATAAGAACGAACAGGATCGTCTGGATGCATGCACTCCGGATTTGCTTTCATAGCCAATGGTTGCTGTGTAAGAGGACCAATTGGAATGTTATTTGGAAGTTCTTTGAGTTTCTTGCGGAGTAGCTTATCAGTCGCATGAACTTTGCCGTACCGATAAGTGTATTCATCGCATAGAGCAGCAAAATGAGTCCAATGCCAAATGTAATTACTATTCGACTGCATCGTCCAAACGGTGCAAGGATGCGACATATGGACTGCTTTATACAATACGCCTTCGCGATCATTTGGTAGCGTCCAGTGCTTAGACATTGTTTTACCAGACTTAGACGGAGCACGCTTAAGAACGCCGTCGAGCATACGATGTGCTGTCGATAGCATCTGAGCAGACTCGACAATCATTTTCACCACGTGAGCATTGCATTGCATCTGTGCCGCTTCTACAGGATTATTCGAAAGTACGAAGATATTCATCTAATTCATCCCAAAGTTTGGGGTCATGCACCCCGTGTTCTTCATCTATGAAGACTATATTATAGCCTTGCTGAATTGTACATACCATTTTTGATATATTTAGATCTAAATTTTGCTTCCAAGTCCAATCGCTTTTGATCTCAACGATCAGATCAAGCTCATCAATACAAAAGTCTGGATAATAATGCCTAGATGTGCCTTCATACGTATACAATATTCTGTCTGGTACACTGAGAGTATGCCCGTATGCCTCAGCAAAATCTACAAAAAGCTTTTCATATTTAGATCTACAAACAAAACCTTTGTATTTTTCGGCGATACTATGCTTAGTCAGATACCCGTTAGATACACCATATCTTGTTAACATAGTATTACGGCGTTTATCAATAAGTTCCTGTGATTGTGTTTTACCTTGCCAATACTTAGTTGGTTCAATGTGTGCAGATCTACACTTTGGCGAACAATACGTACGATATCCTTCCCCTAAATTACGAAACTTTTTATTTTTACCACATACACACGTTGAGCTTACTGACGTAATATACAAATCATAGTATTCCTGCTTTGAAATACTATGATTTGTAATGTGTTTAGCTAAACCATTTATGTTCTTAAATTCTTTTTTGCAAATTGCGCAAATAATCATGATGAATCTCCTTCACAACTATTTATAAAATCATGTATTTACAACATGCTTATCAAAAGTTCATTTATGATATTCCTGACTAACGCCTAAAAGGCCGAGTTCAACTGACTTGATATGATTACACTTAGAAATTGGTCGCTTCTTACAAGTACAACTAAAACCAGTATCAAACATTTCAACTTGACAATCACGAAATGGCCAGACTGTTCCCACAATCCAGCTACCATTTGTGTTGATTTTATGATGTTGGAAGATGGTCACTTGTGTGAGTGGTAGTACGAAATGAGATCGCGATCGATTTGGCTAAGTTTAGCTAGTGCAACCTTATCGTGAATACGAGTCAGGCGATCAGAGAGAGAAGCAAGAGCATTACTGATTGTATCATTCTTATGAGTCTTAGCCATTTCTGACATGCCAAAAGAAAGAGTGAAGATAGCTTTTTCGAAGGTCATAGAATAGCCTTTCTGTTGCTTATTATATAGATATAATCATTCTCATGAAGATGTCAATAGACAAAACTGAAAACTTGCTAAAGATTGTTTGTATAATTGTAAGCAAAGTTGAACGCTTCATCCCAGTCTTTAAATTTAGTTTCGGTGTTGGTCTTACCCCAGCGTTGTGAGAAATGATACCACGAACCTTCAATCGGTTCATATCCAAGGTAATCGAGACCAGTATCTTCGCTGTTGAACCTAATGGGAACAACCTTCATTTTAGTAAATTTTTCACTATAGCGACTGCTAATACTAGTGACTGCTGACAAGAACGGTAAAATGTTCTCTACAAAATGGTCACAGTTCTTTTTAAGAAGATCTTGTGAGATTTCTTTATCATAGTCTTTCAACCAGAAACTGAAATTTACCTGAATTGGCACATAGTTATCATCATAAATATAACCCTCATAATGAGGACCATTAAATTCGCCGCCATAGAGGCGGTTAATCATGCGCTTTAGGCCATCGTAAGCTCCAGGCATCGCTGGATTACGAATCAGCCATTCAGGATTATCAAGATTATCTTTATTCAACTCTGTGAGCAATTTATCGTGTTTTTTCACTTTGTTAGTGATAACACTACCCATTTTTTTGTATTTTTTACGCAGAGATTCAAGTTCTGCTTCAATCGTGGAGATTTGTTCTGATATGTTCATCTTTTTTCTCTGTATACGATATATCACTTATACAATTAATTGCCGTAAATGTCAACCAACAAAATACATTTTACCTAACTTTTTTACCTTGACATTTTCTCCAGCAGTAGTATAATACCTATAAGGTTCTAGAATAATTAGATTCCATGTAATAGTTTATATTGATTCCTTAATTCCAGAAAGGATGGAAGCCACTTTAAAGGTTGATCAATAAAGACTTGAGGTTTAGAATCATCTACCATGATAAGAGTAACAATTTGCTTAATTGGTATCTGAGTAAGTTCATAGAAAGCTGCAGCATAGAATGATTCCTGTAAGAAATAGCTTGTGATCCACTCTGCCTTCTTTGGCTTTCTTGACGTCTTGAAGTCGATGATTGATAGTTTACCATCAAACTCTGCGATCAAGTCAACACGTCCTGCAGTCTTAATCTTTCGCGAGTATAACGGCGCTTCCTGAAAGTAGATATTATTTACTCTCTCATCAAGTATTGATTTAATCGTGTTGAAAGTCATAACGTTAATTGGCATACGGCCTTTGCCATAGTCAACAACATTATTGAGATAGTTCTCAGCTACAAGATGTACGTCTGAACCGCGATTCGCTGCCTGAGTGCTAATCTTCTTTGCTTCTTCCTCACCGACTCGCCTTTTCCATTCTTCGAGTCCGGACTTGTCTTGTATTCCTAGTACTGTTGTAACTGATGGGTATTTTTCACCGCTTGATGGAAAATAAAAACGCCCAGTTGGAGTAGTATCACAACCGAGCGTTTCTAACACGATGCCATGGTCTACATGATGAAAGTTCATTCGGAATCCTTTGGTTTACCATCTGCGATTTTGATCGTATCAAACGTGAGAAGAAATGTTGGCAATTTCATTTTGCTGGTGTCTATAATATTTTTCGAATATGATAAAGATATATGAGGCTTATATTCTGGCCACGCGTCTTTCATATCGTATTCTGCTTCGTAATAACGTCTTATCTTCAGGATGTCGTTTGATTCAATCTTCAAGACGGGTATGTTATTATTAACTCCAAGCATCTCAATGTCAACTACTTTTGCTGTTCTCGATCTATTTATTTGAAGTATTTCGTTTTTGATATCATGTTCGCTCGTGCTATAGAATATGGTTGTATGAAAATCGAAGTCTTTCGCATCTTGGTTATTACCGTCATAGTCTTGAGTTAGATCGAATCCATTTTTGATTGCCCATTCGCGAAGTTTCTTTTGAGTTGCTTCATCATATTGCACAGCTATGTACTTTGTAGTAAAACGTTTTTCTTCTATGAAAATCTTGAAACTTTTCATGTTGTTATTAGCACCTTTGACGTCTTATATTGTGTTGAGTTTGACGTTGATCTTGTTGCTAATAATCGAACGTTATTTGAAACAATATCTACATCAAATAAAACAAGAGAAGTTGATCCAGAATAAACTACACCGTATTCAGTCGAAGAAGCTACTGATCCGTCGTGCACGACTAAAAGCTCCGATATTTGTACTTCACCAGTTACAGTATCATGTACCTGAACTATCAATTTTCCTGAACGAAATGTTGATGCATTGAATGCTGCTACTTGTGTTTGCGAAGTTGATGCAACAGTTGTAGTTTCATATATATTAACTGGAGTACCACCTCCTCCAGCATCAATCGCATCTGCAAGTGTAGTAAAATTACTGTCCATCTCACCAAATGAGAGACCAGATCCTTTTGATGCTCTGAGAGTTAGAGAATCCCGTGTTGGCATTATGTTATTTCTCCAAGTGGGCTATAATACATACCAACGTAGGATTTATAAGTATCGCCATCATACCCCGGATTATTTGTGATATAATCTGGTTCACAATATTCGAATAATTTAATTTGTTCCTGAGCTAATACATTAACGAATATAAATGTTTGTTGAATTAATGCATCATCAACATCAACATCTGTTTCTCTACCTATTAGTCCAAGTAAAACGCTATAGTTAGGGTTACCTATTCTTAATGCAGCTAAGTCAGCAATCAATTCTAATTTAGTTGACTTATTATTTGCGCCATTATATTCAGCTACAAGTAAATCAATCGCGTCTTGGTATGTGTAGTTGGCAGGCATTTAGTTTACCCTGCATAAACACTACTTGATGTAGGGCCCCCAGCATTTGGAACCCAGTCTGATCCACAAGGATCAGTGCCATGGCCAGCAGTACTATCACCTTCTCTATGTACACCTAGATCATTCACAAATACTGTAGAAGACTTTCCAACTGTTGGATCTCCGCATGCAGTAAAGTCACCATATACTATTGCCAATAACCCATCTATGTATACAGTTTCGTTGTGTGTGGCATTATATTGCGTACGGTGAAACGGGGCACAGGGCGCAGCGTGTCCTATATGCAAATCTGTTTCACGTAGTACTGCCGGCATTTTCTTTTTTCCTTATGACTGCCATATTTCCAACGATCTCCCATTCGAGTAATGCCCTATTTGACCACTCTAATTGTTCAACGAGTCTCTTATTAAACTCTATATATGGTTCACCGTCTTTATCTAATTTGATTCTAGACAATGCAGTTATCTCTACCATATTTATAGTCCTAGTTTATTTCGTTCAATAATATATGAACGAACTAATGCACTCCGAACAATATCTTCAATTTCAAATTCAACAAATTCAAACTCTTTCATCTTACGAATAATTTTCATAAAATCGCGTAATCCAGAAGTTTCTTTTTTGCGTTCAGATGTAAGATCATCTTGTCTAACATCTCCACAGAAAATTATTCTACAAGATTCACCAACACGTGTCATGACCGTATGCAATTCGCCGTCACTCATATTTTGAATTTCATCAACTAACAAAATACAATTATCAAAGGTTTCACCTCTTAGATATGACGTGGTGATAAACTCTACTGTACCCTTCCCCTTTAAGATATCATAAGCATCGCCTCTGCCAAAAAACTTTGAACAAATAGGAACATACGGGGCTTCAAATACTCTTGCTTTTTCTCGAATTGATCCTGGCAAAAATCCCTGATCTCGAGCTGAAACTGTTGATCGTACTATATAGACTTTTTTATATGGAGAATTTTGTTTAAGTACTTCACTTATTGCAAAATAAAGTCCTAAGAATGTTTTACCTGTTCCGGCTATACCGTGAAGCATTAAATTATTACCATTGTTCCAGTGATTGAACGCAATAGACTGATTGTTGGTAATTGGTTTTACAGTATTTTCTATTGAAAAGACTTTCGGATTTTTTGTTTCTTCAATAGATCCTTGCTTAAGAATTCTTTTCTCACGTCTTGTTATTCTTTGTTTTGGTTGTTGAAAAGACATTATTCGTCCTTTTAAAAGGTGTTGATATTTGAGTGCAAGTGTGCAGACTTAGCTTTAATAAGAACGTCATTAAAGTTGCTATCTATTCTTCTTACTCCTACTCTAACAGGATCGCATAAAGCTGGTGCGGTTAAAACCTGTTCATACTCTGGATTTTCATTGAGAAATTTTTGTCTTTCATCAATTGTGAGAAATTCATCATAAATTTCTCCTGTTGTTTTCTTTCGAAAACTATAATTCGGCATTAGTATACCTCCAAAAGAAAAGGGCCCCAATGGGACCCTTGTTGCCATCATAAGTATTTATTCAACTCATGAATGAAGATATACGATTTGAATTATTTAACGATCATTTCATAGATCTCTCTCCAAGTTTCAACTCTAGGTATATCATTGTGTTTAAATTTATGATTATGACCATGTGCTATTAGTATTGAGTTCAATCCTAGTTTAGCACCTGCTAATGCGTTTTCTTCTTTATCTTCTAAAAAGAAGCATCCGCTATCTTTATATGGAAGAAGAGCTTCGTCTTTATCTGCACCAGTATCAAGACAAGTAATTTTTTCGAAAGCGGTTGGACCAAAAAGATTATGTATATTTTTTCTTCTCAAATCTCCTGCATATACGTCTGAACTTAATGATGTAATACAATGAAATATATAACCATGTTCTTCATGTAATTTTCGTACGTATTTAATTGCATCTCTAAATGGAGGAATAAACTCTATCCACGCACTTTCGTTAAAATGTTTAGCCAAAGCGTTTGCTTCTGCTCTAGTTATACCAAATGTTTTGTCAATTCTATACTCATCATTCTCTATGATAGTATACCCATGACTAGCCATCCAATAAGAGAAGGAATGAAACCAGTCTAATAGAACCCCATCAGCATCAACGAGGATAATCTTTTCATTAATTTTCATTGTAGCCTTTATAACTATGTATCGTGCGAATCAAAAAAACTATTTTTTTGCTTTGCCTTTTGCTCACGTTGTTCTTTGACCCATTCTTTTTTTAGGTCATACCTTTTATTATCTTTCTTATGTGAAAGATAATCATCATCATCCCATTCTCCAAAACGCTTGGTATAACGTTTGCCTTTAGACATTTTTCGGCTTCCGCCCTCTCTTCTTTGTTTCTGGTTTTACTTCGGCTTCAGTTGTGATGTTTAATCCGAGTGCCTCATTGATTACATCGATTGGCAATTCTTTAGGGGGCTCTTGCAATAACACCTTTTCCATGAATATTGCATCATCTTTGTCTATTGATTCAAGCATTTCGATGAAAAGCATTTCTCTTCGATACTGAGTTAAATTATCACCATCATAACCTTCAATGAAATATCTTAACTTTCGTGACTGACGATATAACATACCGTGTGATTCAATTTGAACTGATGGCGTATACGGGGGAATTGAGTGTGATGGAATATTCCACTTAAAGTTTTTCTTATCGTACATTACGGTAATGAGCGCTCGAAGTGCCTCACCATTATGTTGTTTAAGCCATTCTATTTGTTCCTGTTTGGTTGGTAATTGAGTAGCCTTATTAAATATCTCTGATAATGAAATTGTTGCCAATATTTTCTCCATGCGCTTTAACTACACCGGTGTAGAAAGCTGTTTTGATGTGTTTGATTGTTATTCTGTATGATAGAATCATGTAATGGAACAGGTGAAAGCTATACTCTCTAACATTGTATTCCATTCATGATTATTTATATAGAATAACAACTCTATCAAAACTCTCCAATTGATTCCGTAAGAAGCCTAAGGCGGTTTTTCATAAAGAAACCTAGCAGTTGTGACCGATCTTTAGTATTTTCACTATTGTATTCTTCTAAGATCTTTTCTTTAAGGTGATCTGGAACCTGTGAAAGATCAATAAGCATTTTATTTCGTGCATAATTACGCTGCACTTCTGCATTCATTTTATCAATGTTAGCAAATTCTTCAAGTCTTTTCTTTGTAACAGGTTTTTGCCGAATATTCATAACAAACGAATTGTCTGGAGAAAGAATATTTGGAACACCATCGCCAATATCACCTTTAATGATATGTTCAATCAAATACTGTTCTGGGTTTGAGTGCACAACCCACTTCTTCATTACTGGATTGTACTGCTTAACGTTTGCATATTTATGAAGTTGAATGTAGTCTTTATCGCCAGATAGGATGAGTACTTTTTCTCCAGTGTTAAGTTCTCTTCCTTCCTTATGGGTAATAGTTGCGATAATGTCATCTGCTTCACAGCCGTCGACTTGAATAACTTTGTAAGGAAAGACGTCTTTTAATTCTTGTTTAATTTTGTTCAATGCATTAAAAATTGAAGTCCAATTGAGCTCTGATTCCTCGCGGTGTTTACGCCGCGCAGCTTTGTAATATTCAAACTTTGATCTACGCCAATAGTTCTTATCATCTGCGCAGATTATCAACTCGCCAAATTCATTTTTGAATTTTGTACGATTGAACCGAATTGAGTTCAGAACCATATGGCGAATCATACTTTCATCTACTTCAGCGTTTTGATGATTGCCAATTTGTGCCATTAGATTCGAAATCATCACCTGATTTAAATCTACGAGGATAGCCATACTTTACTCCTATTGACTATTTTATAAACATGACTCATCGATACACCTTTACGATAATAGTGTCTTCGTTCAGGCGACCGTTAGCAACGTTTGATTTGGTATTAATATCGATAAACAGTTTTCCAACACGAGCCTTTGTGGCTTTTCCAACTTCAGTGAGGGTATCTTCTGGTTTACGAAGCGTTTTCCGCAGAGACCCGTTTTCGCGAATGTTTGTGATAGTCGTTCCCTTGATTGAAAAACCTTCTACTGAAGCAGCAATCAGTTGAACTAGAAAGCGATATTTAGTGTTGAATAGATACACTTCAGTCGAACCAATGATGTTAACTGGATCAACTGAGGTAAGTTTGAATTCAGAACTTTCCTTTTGGAACTTGACTTTTTCTACGAGTTTCTCAACCGGAATTTTCTTTTTTACACGAGCTTGCCGCGGCTTTCGAACAGCTGCAGCTGTGGCAGCGTTCAAATATTTCGAACAATCATCAATGATATTTTTGATAAAGGCAAGATAATCTTTCTTGTCCTTTACGGTCTTAAGATGACGATAGCCTTCAACAAGATCTTCGGTCTTCTTTACTACCAACTCTTCAACTTCATCAAAAAGTGGTTTATAATAGTCGTGCACTCTCTGTGCAAGAGGTTTCGGCGCGGAGATCTTTTTAAGTTCATTAAACACGGAATAGTTTTCAGCATCGAACCCTTCGTGCTTTTTCTCGTAATACAAATCGATCATATCTTCAACATTAGCGATGAAATCACCGGCCTTTTCGGAAAGTGTATTCGTTGTAGTTTTCACACTAACTGTTGGAGTATTGTTAGCTACTTCGCGAATGGCTTTCCCAGCTTCTACAACCTGATCAATACCACTATTAATCCAAGCCATGCGGGCCTGAGTAAATTCTGCACCATCAGAGAGCATTTTACAAAGGCCACCAAGAGTAGTATTAACTCGCCAATCCGGAGACTCGCAGAAATTTGCATAGTCAGAAGACCGGTTCTTTTTCACCCAAACTTGTGCCCATTTGAATGCATCTTTGTGATCGTAAAAGTAACCATAGTGCCGAAGATTCTGAGCAACAGCCTTCTCTGAATCTTCAATTCCGATCCAGTTGGTGATTTCTTCACCGATGTGTCTTTCTTCCAAGATTTTTGCCGCACTGGACTTTCGCTGCGGTACTTTCTTCGCCTCAGGCTTTTTCTTTTTCGCTGAAATCGACTTGAGTGATGCCATGTGATTTTCTCCTTCAGATGTTAGTATATACTATCACAAAAGAGATGTCAACAGGCTTTGCCACTCTAAACTACGATTATTCCAAGAATAGCACTCATTCAGGAAATCTTTTCTCTCGTTTGTCATTGTTATCCCATTAGATACGTCTTCAATGGCATCTTCGAGTGTACTGGTGAACCTCTCGATGTGGTCTACAGTATCTTCTGTATAGTCATACATATACGTATGACCCATGGCTGTTTCAGGAAGAGCACCAAGAGACGAGTGAACACACGTTAGCCCCGCGCACATCGCTTCAATAAGTACTAAACATGACGTCTCTTGCCAAATCGATGGATACGCTAAGATGTGCGATCGATCCAGTTCTGCGCGAATCACTTCATTTGAAACTGATTTTGAATAGTTGATACCAGGATGTGCTTTCAATTTTTCGAACAAACCCATGTATGGTTCATCACGAACGTTCCATCCATAGAGATCAAACGAAGAGAAGACGTTCAATTCAATTTTGTCACCGTACCTTTTATATAGCTTATCGTACGACGGCAAAAGCAATTCAAGACCACGATGTGGTGTCGAAAAATACATTAGACGAATAACATCGTCTTGATTTGAATCATCTTGCGGCCAATATCGCCATGCTTCATCTGGATGAACAAACGGTGTAATCGCGTTCTGCATTACTACACCTGTGCCGTATGGTACACCTAAATACGCGTTATACATATGTTGTTGCCAGTGACTGACAAACACGAGTGTATCAAACTTAGCCCATCCACCATTTTTCAGATGTTCTACTTCTGGATCACCAGGAAGGTCATGGAGGACTAATATTCTTTTCTTAGTAGGATCTAATTCGCGTACTCGCGAATGAATGATTTGAAACTGTGAAAGCAACTCTGGAGGAAGGGTATTAATCCGATCCGCCATGAGCTCAGTTCCACCCCGCGCTTGATTAGGATGCAAACTCTTGTCCATTCACGTTCTTAAGACTATTCCACCTGAAACTTCTCCAGCCTTGATTGATAGTGTCAAACACGGCAAGAAATTCCTCGTTAACAACCTTTTCTTTTTCTTGAATGTGTTGCTCAAGGTCTACTTGTTTAGGCAGACGATCTTGTTTCAGTGTACATGTCATAGCACGAATTGTGCCATCCTTTTTCACAAATTCAATATCAATTACTTCATTCTTAAGAAGTTCAATAACGCGAGACTTTTCCATCACCATATCCTATAAGAGTGTTTTCAATTTCAGTTGCAAGATCGGTGGAACTACCGATATATCGACCATCCCACCAAATTTGTGGAACAGTCTTGAAGTCTGGCTTCCGCGCTTTCAGTTCATCGTAGTATTCAATATCGACATCCATATTATGATAAACATATTTGAGATTTCTGTCCTGCGCCATTTTGACCGCGTTTTTGCAATAGACACACGTAGTTGTGCCATAAATCTCGATCATTCGGTATCAGCTTTCTTATGGATGCGCGAGTTGTCCTTCATACGTTGGACGTAATCTTTACCAGACAGACGAACCTTGATGAATCGCTTGTTGGTTTGCTCTTTATTTGGATTTGCAATTGTGATTACAACGTCTTTACCCGCTTTAAGAGCAGCCATTTGATTTAGCAGTCTATCCCCGGATTGAAGATATTCGGTGCGCCGAGCATTACAAATCTTAGCATTAACATTGCTGTTTTTGCCTTGTGAAATGTAACCCTTTGATCCTCCACCTTTACCTTTAGCCATCTTTTTTCTCCTTACTCATTTCATGAATTACGTCTTTACGTATTATCCAGTATAACCAACTCAATAAACTATGATCTTTCTCCCAGAAATATATTCTGTCTATCAGCCAAACAAGATTGGGTTTCCCTAATCTTTTTCGAGCATAATTTCTTGCACTGAAAGTTTGATTGCTTGGTCCGCCAAGTATAACGTTCAAAAGTACTGATAAGGCAATACCTATTCTTGTGAAATAGACTATTATCACTTTCAATTTTTCTCTCCATGGATTTATTGTCTATTTATCTGGGAAGACAATAAACAATTACATCATGAAAAGATTTATTCTACATTTTTTGCTTAATAAATTTTGATATATCATTTAGCTAAACTCGTATTGAGGTGTTCAACATACCCGCAATGATTCAAGTATTCGCGGATATACTGAATCGATTCTTCGATGTGATCGAAGCGATGACTGCCGTTTTTAAAGCACCGCATTGGAAATTCATTTAGAGTCAGTACAGTTTCTCTCGAATTAATAACCTCATCACCCATATCCAATAGAACTAATGGCAAATATTTGTAAGTTTTATCATGCCCACAAATGTGTTTGGATTTATACGAATCTATTACTTCTTGCGTAAGGACATTACACACATCACCATAATAGTTTTTCATTTCAAAACCTTCATAGCGACTAAGCATAAAATTTGGATCATAACACGGATTGATGATAATAGAAGGACAACCGTAGTGCTTTCCCATCTGCGCTGCCCAGAAACCCCCTAATGAGGTACCCACAAATGTAATATCATCTATGATATTATTTGGTACTTTAGACGTAATATGCGAAAAAATTTCATCATATGATGCAAATGTATCGTATGTAATACCTGTTACTTCTCCTAGAGAAGATAGAGATCGTACTTTATTCGCTTCTGGATTGAAGGCAGAATTAAAGCCATGAAGATAAACGTATAGCATTAGACTCCTCGATATAGCATTAGTATATACTATATCTATGTAAATGTCAACGAGAAAATATGGTTAAATTTGGAGTTCCCATAGAAACCTTTAGATGCATACTTCCTCCAATATCTCTCATATAGAAATATGGTTTCAATTGTGGAAATTTGTCGTAAGTAAATCTATCTTTGGCATCTAGTTTTTCTACACCATATTTTGAAACGAGAACAATTTTTTCTCCTGTAGTTTTTTCGACTTGTTCAGGAGTCATCATAAAGCGTTTGAGTTCGTCCCAAGGCACACTCTTCATTATTGTAGCTAATGCTGGCCCAGACTTTTCACTATAACTAACACCTAAAGATGATTTGAAGACATTGCCAATAATTTTCTTTCCAAGATCTGAACCGTCGGTAGCAACAGCAACAGATTTTCTGCCACCCTTATCCTTATAGAACACCGCTGCAATAACCTTATCATTCTTCAAGTAAAGTTTCCAGAATGGTATATCTTTAACCATTGCTTCTTTGTTTTCAAAGCCGGAACCCTTGATACCTCCAATTGGAGCATATGATTTTTGTAGCATTTCCCATGCTTGATCGGCCCATTTTTCCCTTTGAGGAATAGATGCCGGTCCTATCAAGTTTTTATAATTTTCAGAAAGAAAATCACTAAAAGAAAGCATGATATTACTCCAATGGTTTCTTTTATTTATAGACCTGCAGTCTCCAACGCCCAATCTCTATTCTTCTTACACTTAAGGCTCAGGCAGTCTTTACCGCCTGAACGCGAGCCCGAAGCAGGCCATCTTTGATTTTGTTTACATTTGTTTCGCCATTTGGAAAAACATCAGTAAACTTAACACCACGAAATGCGTTAAACAGATCCAGAACACGAGTCAGATGTTCAACCGGAGCATTTTCGCTACCCAGTCTACCGCGTTCGTCGACGATACCAACTCGATGCAGCAGTCCAACTACTTCTGGATCGTTTGCTGCGCCCATATCCATGAACATGTGTACAAACGTTTTTGGATTCATTTGATCCAGCTTATGCATGTGCATATGAAAACGCGTAGTCTTCATCACTCGTTCCCGTGTTTTCGACGGGATGCGCAGACGATTGCTGAAGTCTTCAACAACTTTCACGCCAGTAATTTCATGACCATAGTGGCTTGGCATCTTATCACGAGGAGTTAGACCCTTACCAAAGTCATGAACCAGCGCAGCGACTCGGGTTTCCAAATCGTAGTTGTTCACAACTGCCTGAGTCAGAACCAGCATGGTGTGTTCATATGCATCACCTTCTGGATGCCAGCGCCGGGCTTCCATCGCCGTCTTCAGGCGATAGATTTCAGGGAAGATCACGTGCAAGGCGTCAGTTTCCAGCAGCGTGTCAAAAAACAGACGAGCGTGAGGTTCCATGAGAGCGCGGCTCAGTTCTTTCCAAACCCTCTCTGCAGTCAGCTCATTCAGAACACCCTTCTTTGCCATTTGAGAAACCAGCGCAATAGTCTCTGGTGCAACTACCCAGTCGGGGCCAAAGCGCGCACGAAAACGAGCCAACCGCAGAACACGAACTGGGTCTTCCTGAAACGCATCAGATGTATGTCGCAGCACTTTATTCCTTAGATCTTCTTGGCCATTGAACGGATCGATGACATTGACGATGCGAGTTTTGGCATCTTCAAAGATTTCAATCGCCATTGCGTTAATCGTCAGATCGCGCCGGCTCAGATCTTCTTCAATTGTTACTTCTGGACCGAATTCAACTTCGAAGCCATGGTAGCCAGTACCGCTCTTACGCTCTTTACGAGCCAGAGCCCATTCATTACCCTGAGTATCCAGATAAACCGGAAACTCAGCGCCAACCTTTTCGAAACTTTCATGGAATGGTTTTGCTGCCATAAAGGCAGTTTCGGTCACACCGGTGACCACGTAATCGCGATCTTGGGGCATCATGCCCATTTGATTATCACGGACAAAGCCGCCAACGAGAAACATTCGCATATTGTTTACCTTTTCCATAAGAATCAGTATAAACTATTCTTTGACAATGTCAACTGTTATTGCTCGAATTCACAAACCAAATCTTCGTAGTAGAAGCAATCATCTGCGTATTCTGAATCATATTTTGCGTAAATATCTTCCAGATATATCTCGCTTGAATGAAAATCTTCTTCAGCATCAAGCTGAGCTTGACGTCCAGAAACAAGTTGAGCGCATGCTGATATGAAAACGAAAACAAGAATAGCAAAGATTTTCATGGTGCCTTAAACCTTTACAGATTAACCATTCGTATTCTGATTGTTCAATAGTTCGTTTGTATTCCCTTGGAAGTCAACATCTGGAATAAGCGACTGTGGGCGGAACACTGTACGATAATGGAACTCAGATGCGTTCACTGAACCAAGTTGCTCAGTGAGCACGTATACGTTATCTGACTTGTCAAGAAAATTCTTAACATATTCATTTGGCCCAGTCTTACATGTAATAGAAATGCGTGTTCCTGTATCACTGTTGCCAAGTGAGCAATAACCTTCCATTACCATCGAGATATTGTCAGTGATACCGTTTACTACTGAAATGCGCCGAGGCACTTCAAAGTTGTCTGCAGCAACTGAAAGATTTCGCGAAGCGACATCGGCGGCTGGACTACACGATGATGCGGCTGTTAGCATCACTAGACCGGTTGCAAGAATTGCGTGGATTAGTTTCATTTTCATTCCTTTACTTTGATTATTGATGCAGAGACTGACTTTTCAACCAATCGATTTGTGCTTGAGGTGTTGCGTCACATGCAAATGCCCAAGCACACGTGATTTCGTTTGTCAAAAACACCTTACCATAAAAGTTCCGCCAAGGATAGGTAGGATCTACCGTAATACCAGAAGTGCGCGGCCCTATCCTCTGGAAAAGCGCGATATCACATACGAAATGTTTGATTTGCTCAAGAGTCACACTTACAACAAGAGTTCGCCCAAACGAACGATCTTCTTTCCATACGTTAACGTAACTCAACAAAATGTTATCTGGTTCGAGCCTTTCAACCCAAGCATCGAAGTCGGCTTGAGCATGCATCGCCTGCGCCATGGCTTTACCGGGATTTAGGTCTTGAAGATCCTCACGCATGAGGCAGTAGAGTGTTGGAATCATCTTTTCATTTCTTTCTATAGCAGTCTATATTCATTCTACGTTTAGTACATTGGCGTCCAAGACGATCACGAGGGGGTTGGCGACAAAGCTCATCCCTTGTCGAATTCCTGCCCAAGTCGCGCCAGTTCATCCAAAGTAGCCTCCTGGCTGCGGACCTTGTCTTTGCGATATGCCATGCGGGCCGATGTAATTGTTTCATCATAAGCCCTTTGTGCGGATGCCTGGACCTCGCCATAGGCCTTGTCAGCAGCCTCAAGCATCATCTCAATCGATTCCAATTCGTTATAGACTTTCTCGGCTAATGCCTGGACCTCATCATAAACCTTTTTGGCTGGTGCTACGGCTTCTTCATAGGCTTTGCGAGCCAAGACCAGAGCCTCGCTATAGGCTGCGTCAGTCACGACTTTGGTATAATCAATCATTCATGTCACGAATTTTCATATACGATTATTGTTATCAGGGCACCCACTAACAGTCCTGCCATATAAGCAAAGCCAACAAACATTTATTCCACCTCGTATTCTTTGATGTCGTATTGGCTGCGACGGCGAAACCCGCAAGACTCTTTCATTGCATCGTCTATTCCAGAATCTGCCAGTGCATAAGAAGAATACACGCCGATAACTTCACCTGCATCCATCATTTCGCCAGTAGCATCATATACAGTTTCTGAAGTCAAAACATAGATTTTCATGATTCTCTTCCTCTGTTTACTTTATTAATATAAACATTTTCAGAGGAATGTCAACTAGTAAAGTTAAACATTATGCTGTTGAACAATGTACATATCAATCGCGGTTCGTGTAATAGTAAAGCTATCCTTTTAAGTTTCCTTGGTGCAACACCTGTAGCCGTTAGCCAAAGCTTCGACGGCATTTAACTGGTTGACTAGTCCAGCACAGGATTTGTAGCAAGATAGTCTGTCTTGCCTTTTGTCACTGCTGTATGGCGGTTTTCTGCCAAGGCACGCGTGTCTTGGTCCTGCCCCACAGGTGTTGCATAAAGGAAACTTTGTTATTCCTCAATAGTTTTTACCTTCCTAAAGATGTAATCCGCGATATCATTACACCCTTCTATGGTAAAGCCTTCCATTCTCAGACAGTTTTCAACATACTTACCAAGGCGTTCACGGTCTTTAACGATTCCTGGAGCTTGAGTGAACGTCCAAATCATACCGTTTGCTTTCCACGGTTTAACATAACCCATACCAAGCGAATTCGCAAACGTTGAGAGATCTACTTCTGAGAGATCTACTTCTGTGATGCTCATTTTACTACTCCTTTGATTACTATTTAGATATAATCTATCCTGAGTGAAATGTCAACCAATGAAATATTAAAGCTTTAGATGTTTAATGATAAACATTGCGTCTTCACCAGTCCAAGATATAACCCTATTTGTTGCCATTCGAATGTTTGAAAATTGTTCCTTGATCTTTTCAAGTTCATGTCCATCAGCTTGAACACGGTGAATAAATACAAACTCAAAGGTGTCGCGAATATTTCCCGCCCCGACATGCGCGATAAATTCACATTCTTGTCCAGCGTAATTCGAATATTCAAGGTGCAGTGCCATCGTATTTTCCTTTCTCGTGTTTACATAATCAATATAAACACATTGAACTGAATGTCAACCGGTAAAGTGAAATTATTTGATGATCCAATCTATAACCATCCAGTCAGTATCTTCAGGCATTAGTTCTACCTTATTACCGTATCGATCCTGTAGTTGAGCCCAGATATGAGCGTTGTTCACACGAAGACAGTATGAAAGCTTTGAACATTCATAACACGAACCAGATGATCCATAGAAGCGGTACAGATATTCTGTCTGTTCAACTCGAGTGATACCACTATTCATACGCCAACTATCGCCAGTAGTGTATCCACCTGACCAACCAGCAAGAACACGATAGTGGGGGTCGTCACCCGTTAGTTTGATCACTACCCAATTATCTGGTTGGTATGCACGAATATAATTCATTGTTCCACTATCCGTTATAGCTATCTTCTGTCTTTCTCCCAAAGTCGACGGTGCTTTTCTATGCAACAGGGTCAATTACATTTAGTACCGGAACAACGCCGTAAACAACTTTATATACCTTCTTTCTGTATATCCCCTTTTCAGGATACGATAGACCAATCTTTGTTTCAAATGTATATGGATCAATATATGGTTGAAAAACAGGAATTCCTTCAACTTCATCAAAAACTTCTGTGGAATGCACGCTAAACAGGGGACCGCTTAAAATTACATCATCAAGAGAATCTACCTGAATCGATCGAGTACCATAAACTAAAGTGCCAAACATCGCTGTTATAGCTAACATAAATGCATGCTGTTTCTTAGCAAATTTGATAGTATCTTTATCGTAAGGTCTGTTGTGCCTTTCTTGAGTGCTAAACCATGTTTCAAAATCTGTAGTAATGTTATGAGTTACAAAGGCAGTCTCTTCAGCATCTTCGAATCTGCTTTCTTTACTCATGGGTATTACTTCAATACTTTCAATTTTCATTCTTTATTTTTTCCTTTATTTGCGAAATATACATCTTATAAGCTGATTCGCCGGCATCACATTCTTTACCATCGACAATACCCAGGCCGCCATTGCATGTGTTGTTACCACATTTACCGCAAATAACAACATCGTGCTCACAGAGACTACAGTAATCCCAGAAGTGTGGTTTCATCTTTATATCCTCGTGATATCGTCTCGAATTGCCATTAAAATTTTACCCAGTTCATTTCTACCACTACCGATAGGGCACTGGCCCCAGAACTTATCGCCCCACGTGTTACCTTCAATTAGTTCCAATGGCCTAGTCTTCATCAGTTTATCCATAAGATCTGGATGCTGTTCGAACTTAGCTTGAACAATCGCACGCATAACGTGAATCTTAACCAACTCCCAATCTGGTGAAAGTTTTACAAGTTTTCCAGCTCTCTTTGCTTGGCCAGGTGTGGATGTCCGCGCAATCAAATCGTGGTCATCCTGAGTAAGCGCCTTTGACGCCTGATAGGCGTGTTCGGCAGAAGGGTAAATCCCGCCGAACACGTTAATTTGTCCAATCCAGAAATTAGATAAGAAAGAGTACTCACCCGTGAATGATGTAATCACCGTACACTCATATGTTTAGCGATAATGGCTTCATTCATTTGATCAGAGTCACCAAGATCGACATCAATGAAGTCAAGTTCGCCAATGCACTGATAGAGAGTATTGCCATATTGATAAGACATTGTCTTGTGCCAGTGCCCGAAAAAGTGAAACTCTGGCTGGTGAATTTCCAGCAACGACTGAAGAAAATCACCGGTACGAGTGTTGTGTCGAGGACCCTTCAAAAAGCCAGTATCCCAAAACATATGACTTGCAATCTCATGCGGACAGTCGTGCGTGATCATGACTCGGGGTCGAACAGCAGCATACGTTGCACGAAATATTTCAAACTGTGCATCAGTACACTCCTCATCATCCCACCAATCATATCCAGCAGTACGCTTGTGCCAACCAGGAGGAGCATTCGGATTGTCGATACTCCACGCGCCGCCAATGAACATTACATCATTTTCTACGCGACCATCGGGAATGTATCCAAACATAGTTTTACATAGAGAAGGGTTATCATGGTTTCCACGAATGAAACGATGGCCACCCATCTTGTGATACTGGTTTACAGACTCAACCCAGTAGTCGCCTTGACCAAAGCCTACGCCAAAGTCACCAACCTGGATTGTCGGACCTTCAAAGTTGTCGATGGCGTACGCTTTGTATTCGTACACCATGCCGTGAATATCACCGATCAATCGAGTTTTCATTGTAGTTCTCTCTGTGTTACTTACTAGTCAGATATAATCAACCGACAATAGAATGTCAATGGCTATAAACACTAAGAAAGTGATTCTTTAAGCGTAATATTGATGACCACATCAAATCTTGTAATTCTTTCTGCGTAGTTGTATTGAACATGGGTCACCCATCCAGCAGGACCATCACTATCTACGAATTCACCAATCCTTGGAATAATCGTTGGATTATCGACCATAAGTTTATCAACGTCATGTCCATATTCGTTTTGTTGCATAAACCAAACGCGAGTATTCATTTCTCTGGCCCCTTCACAACTAGAATATCTACTACCTCTGGTACGCCACCATATGGATTGCGATAGATCTCTTCTGATACCTCAAGACGGCTTTCTTCTGGAAACTTGCGTAAAATTCCAATAAGGCGTTCTACACTACCTTCAAAATCTGTTATGGTAAATCGATCTAATTCCATTGTCTTTCCTCTAACATAATCATTTAAGGTACTTTTTGGCGTACTCTTCGCCTTTCTTCGAAAAGGTAAACTCTAGTGCAGCAACAGATGCAACGAGTGTACCAATTTTTAGAATGAAAAACATTTCCATACTTTGATACAAAATAGAAGTGTCTTTCCATACAATAAACGCAGCAAAAAGTGGGACAACAAAAATGAGAAGCATGAACCACGCGAAAAGTACAATTAGGAACGCGTCAGCAAACGCCATTATGCGACCATACTGTTTCATTTGCCTTCATCCTGATTCAGTTTTGCAGTGATCTCGATAAAGAACCGATGGTATTTCTCCATTCGAGCGATATCCTTTTCAGATACACCCTTCAGCCGGCGCACATCGGTGTTATGCCGAAGGTCGGCGAGCTTGACTTGCATCGCATCTTTGTTCGCGAAGACGCCGGCCTTATATTCGTCGTAAGTTTGACCCGGCACCTTAGTAAGTGCACGAATACCTTCGATGATACGGTCAGTAAAGCCTGCATTATGAAGATCTTGATAAGTGGTGTTTGTATCTTCGATAACATCGTGGCCAAGGGCAATGCATTGAAGTTCTTCATCATCAGTCTTAGTGTAGTGCATTACCTTCAATACGTGAAGAACGTATGGCATACCACCACGATCAAATTGGCCGTGGTGAGCATTCGTTGCCAAAAGTAGCATTTTGCTAAGCAGTTCGCCCTTTTTCATTTTACGCTCCAATCACTTGTGCTGCTGCTACCCGAAGAGTCATTCCTTCTTTCACCGCAGCTTCTACTCTTTTGATCATTACCGCTGCATCCTTGAGAGAAGGTACCGGCTTCTTGAAGACACTGATCGCCTCAACAAGGGCTTCACGAGCAGTAAGAACATAGTTGCGTTTGTATGTCGTGTTCAACATTTCGTCGATTGTCATACCTTCAGCCGGATAAACCCATTCAGGAATATCGATATTCGACCGAAACTCCTTGGCAACCTCGGCAAAGGTACCATCGACAACCATTTCACGGACTTGGGGTTTGCTGTACTTCTTTTCAAACTGTTGGGCAACATGGGCAGCATCCCGAGGATCGCTGTAAAACCCAATCGCAAACATGTTGAACTCTGAGTTCGATTTGCGAGTACCTGCAGCATAAGCTGCAAATTTTTTCGCTTGGATGTTTACGGCAGTCAGACGATAGGCATTCATTGTGTCTGCAGCTGGGGTAAGCTCGAGGCCATTACGATCAGAAGCATTAACAGTCATTTTGATCTCCTTTGCTATAGATATAGTTTAACTATATTCACGGAGAATGTCAATAGGAAAGAACAAAGTCTCACTTTCTTTTGCGCAAACATGCTATAGTAACCACAAGTGCTAGTTGACCTGTGCTGCTTAAAGGTTTATCGAGTATTACGATAGCTGATCCCAATGATTGACTTGCCCAACCAGCAAAGATTCCGGTAAATTCACCATCTTTATATGCTGGTCCAAAGTGACAAGTTTCAACTCTGTCACCGATAACTGGATCATCTCCAATGTTTCGATCGTATCTAGCTAAGAACATTATTATATCCATTTATTTGTTGGAGCGTTTCACACGTCTTCTTCACATAAGCTTGCAAATGAATCATTTTAGTCTCCGTGTTTTAACAACCATTCGTTTGAGATTGTTTTGAAACTAAAGCTTGGGTCTTCGTTGCACTTCCACACCAGACCTTCACGGATCTTGTGATTGATGCTTGGGCCTTCTGCAAGAGCAAGGCCTTCTTCAACACTTTCGGGTGCTTTCCAATTCATGCCTAGAACCGGAACATGATCAATGCCCAGCCGCTTACATTCAAACTGTCGCGCAATCGGGTCCAAGTAAGCAAAATCACGAATGCTAAAAATGTCAAAGACGAAGAACTTAGTTTCAGTGAACCCTTCGCGATTCCCTTGTACGCCAGGCGCCATGATTTCGCCCTGAAAAGCAAATCCATCTGGGATACGATCACCAATCTTAATGGCCATTGCGACAAAGGTGTTGTCTTTGTTCTCATCGTTGATCTTGAGTTCAAGGTTTCGGCTACAAACGCGAAGCTCACCTTCCCAGCGAAAGATCGTACAGCTTGAACCATCGAGCTTCATCGTCACTTCGTATGTAGGCTCTTCGAAGTCATCTGGAACAATGACTGGCTTTTCTTCAAGTGTTTGAGTCTCGGCGTTCCAAACTTTCTCGGTAGCAAATCGCTTGGCCTTCTTTTGGATATCGCCAAAGCAGTTTTGAATACGCTCTTGATCTGTCTTTGGAATGAGCGAAGTCGGAAACGTTCCCTTTGCCTGTCCCTGAAGTTGAGCAGGTAGAGTTGGCTCCCACTTCTGAATGCCTAGAATTTCAGTTAGATCTGTTCCTTCATCAAAGAGACGAACAGGCTCGAAATCACCAAATTGAACATATCCGCCTGGTAGATATCTAGACGGCCCGGGAAGAATATCAACAGAAAGCAATAATCCTTGGGAAACCTGTCCGCGAAGACGAATCGTACGCAGACGTTCACCTTTCACTCCGTTGTACTCACGAGGTTCTTGCCCCTTTGAAAGAAACGGCGCTATGTGGGTTGGAACCCAAGAATCTATTTCAAGATATATTACGCTATCGCCGACAGAATATTGATTCTTTTTGTCAACCACCCACCAACCAAGAATACGATACGCTTGGATAGCATCCGCATTTTCGATGTCTTTAACTTCTTCAACACGTTGAATACTTACAAGTTTACGCATATTATTCCTCTCATTACACTATAAAAAATATAATCTACAATGAGTGTAATGTCAATAGCTAAAATTACATGTCGGCTTTACAGTTTGTGAGAACCGCGAAAACCTCTGGCTTATCTTTCAAATAAAGCTTCATTTCTTCAGAAGCCTCTATGCATTGTTTATAAGAGCTAAATGTTTTTGAGTATGATTGTGTGTTAAGATCTCCTGACGCAGTTAAAGGAAAAATGATTAAATAACCAGTTGTAATGTTTCGTCCTCTTCTGTGTACGGTAATGATTGTAGAATAGAATCTAAGTTTTCTAACACCCATTGCTTTGAGATGGTGAAAATCTTAGATTCTCCAATCATATCTTCATCGTTAAATTCTGCATAGTGCATAACAAGGTTTGGTTCCTTTGGAGTTGAATCCTCAACATTGTAGACCAAACAATTGCTTTCACTGGGCCTACAGTAATTCAAAACCAATGTGAATGCTGGAAATAGATCTTTAACGCCCATCACCTTGACTCCTCAATAGAAGGTTTTTCCGTTTGTATAGTTGCCTAGAGCTATGAATAGCAACTACAATGATTAAGCCCGAAATTAGGCCACCAAATAACATGAAAATTTCTCTCATTTCATCCATTCTACCATTTCTTCATAACGAGTAGTATTACCTACACATTTTCTCACGTGATCGATCAGCATATCGCGCAGAGGCTTACCATCGAGCATTTTGAAGATGAACGATGCATCAGTTTTCTTGAGCAGATTTGGAACAAGTTCAAGCGCAACTCGCTTCTTATCTCCACCATAGACAGTCCGAGCGATCAACATGAGACCGGCCAACCTATCTTCAACGTTGGCAAAGTCTTTCCAAAAGTTGGTTTCTACTTCATTTACACGATCAAGATCAGCCTGATCAAGCAGACTGCGTACATCGTCAAGTTCTTCGTTAATGATCAGGTCAACAACGTTGCGATCGACGCGAACAAGGTCTTTCGTCTTGTGAATACGAACATACCAGTCGTTTTTTACTTTCAAGCGATGACCATCCGCAAACGCGATGATGTCACCTTCACGATCAGTCTCACCCCGATTGAAGGCAAGATAAGCACCGAAGTCATGAATGCTGGAATTGGTTTTTACAACTTCAAACGGCACAGCTCCTACAAAGGTTCGAAGATCATTATACGTGCCTCGTACGTTATCACGAATGCCAGTTAGAATCAATTTAGGCTCCGAATAGTTAACTACAATTTTGTTTGTTGGCGAAACATATTCGAAGATCGGAGTCAGGCTCCAATTCATTGTTTGATCTAAAAAGTCATATTGTTTATCAGTAAGCAGTTTTTCAGCTTCGAGCGCAACATCGGTAATGCCCATCTTCGTAGCAAGACGAATGATACCGTTTTGCCGAACAGGACGAATCATCGACCCATCAAGTTTATCCATTACGATATGAGGCTGCGTCAGATCGAGAACATGAGCTTGTGTCTCATCACGCTCGTTCACATTGAAGAACTTGTGATAAGGGCGACTCATGATTTTACCTTGATCATCAAAAATGAGACCGCGACATTCACGCCGAATCGCACCGCTAAGATCATCAGGTCCAGTCATAGCAAACGTATCTGGAAACGCTACAACATAGTTGACGACTGTAAAGCCTTCGCGCTCAGCGACAATGAACTCTGTGCGTCCTTCGATGTGTGGAAGGACGTCATTGATTGTACGGATTTCAGGGAATTTATAGTTCATAGCAAGCCTTTCATATTCTTACTATTCATATATATGATATCTTTACAAGAATGTCAATAGCCATTTACACTAAATGCGGTATATGTGCGTTCATCAAAATCTAAAAACGTGTTGGGAATATTTCTATAGTACCTAGACGCAAATATCTTGTAACCATTCATTATAGATATATGTCTATGTGTATCTATACAACTCATTTTTACGTTAAGAGCTTTATCACATGTAAATTTATCATGACTAATACAATTATAGGCTGTTTCTATAGCCTTTAGAATTACCAAATCTGATATATTTTTTCTGTTTGTAGAAATATTCAAATCATTATATAATTTTTGAATAGTTATATGTGATATTTTTAATGTAGACGCGTTTAACGTAGTCAAATACTCTTTGACTACATCGGGTATTTCGTATAGATGTGAAAGAGATAACGCTAAATCAGCTGCGTATCTTAACAATAACTGGCTAGCATCAATAGTGGCAAGAATAGTCAATTCAGATGAAACACCATCGTTATATTTTTCTATAATTTCACCACCGAAATATATTCTATGAAGCATATAGATGTTATCATGACAACCAGCGTGACTGAGAGCATCTGTTGGATACTTAGACCAATTGTATCCTGATTTATATATCTGAATATTGTCACTAAACTTAATCGTTTGATTGATGAGTGGAATTGGCTTGCCATCACTCAGTGTATCACCGGTAAAGCACCAGGCAATATTTGAATTATCTATCGGCATTTTTTCAAAATCATTTGCCATGTTGCATACTCAATGAACTTTGAAAAACCATAAATGCTGCCAAACAGAACAATATTCGGCAAAATGTAGTAGATGATGAGTTCGCTCATTCTGGTCGTCCTTCTAAAATGTTAAGTCGGTTCTGGAGACACTTTATTTCCACGTCTAGTTTCAGTACAAACGATACGAGAAATCGTACTAACTCGTCATCTACCTTTGCGTTATCTAAGCCTACGCGCTTCGACCAGGCCTCGGCGCCCCACGCGAACGCGTTTGTAGGCTCAAACGATTCTTCCATTACAAACATACTGGTTCCTTATGTGCACGGTTAAGTTCGAACCACTCTTCAAGTTCATAGACGTCTGGAAGATTCGTAATAAGGAATACTCCATTATTCATCTCATAGTCTTGAAAGTTTGGAAACGTCATTCCATCTACGACGATGCCATCATATAATACGTCCGAATGTGATTTAAGCGTTTCTGATAATTTTTCTAACGCGGTTTCAATTTTCTTGTTGTCCTTTGAGGCCCGCGCGTCTGCTACTGCTTGCTTAGCTGCTGATATCAACTTCCGAGTCTTAATCATTTCATCAAACGCGTCAATAAACGCTACAAGAAAATGATCTTTAGACTCATATTCTACGCAGAGGTTTTCATGCCATGTGCCTTCATATCCGCCGTGCGTATAACATACTACTAATTTCATAGTAACATTCCTCTTCTTTAATTAGAATAGATATAATCAATGTTTGTGAGAATGTCAACCGTTAATCTTCTCTTTTCCCGTAACCAAAGTCGATTACGACTGGAAAACGCGGTACTCCATCGGGAGTAGGAGTAAAGTAACGAAGCGTTACCCAATCTGGAGTCTTTGCGCTCAAAAGAAGCGCACGAAGATCATCCATAGTACCACGAACTCCAGCTTGGAAGTTCTTTTCGTCGTTTAGTTTCAAAATGAAGTGCTTAACACAACCTTGCCAGTTTCCTTGACCTTCAAGCATCTGGACGACTTCAAACTCATCTGTTAAGAACTCTTTACGTTTCAACAGATTCTTGGTCCGCTTGTTCTCATATGGTGTATCGATACGGATCATCTGACCTTCATATCCATGCTCAAGATAGCTTTCATAAAGCGTATCAATAGAACTAGGATCGTTAACCTGCATAGTTGGCACGATCTTTACGAACTCATCCGCAACTTGCCAACGCAGAAGTTCGCGCTTACGGAATGGTATTGTCTTATCATCGATGAAGTACATATCATACACGTGATATTGCACAAGTTCCTTTGACTTTCGAAGATCTTCGGATTTTAGTTTCGTCTTACGAACCATCGACGTAATCGAATTAAAGTCATCCTTCAATTCATGATTATATAACTCGCCGTCGACAATTACATTCGGAAATTTTTCAAAGAAAGTCTTCAACGACTCTACAATATGAGGAACTGAAATAATTTCCTTTCCAGACCTAGTCCACAATCCGTCTTTGCGAGCAATGCACCTGATACCATCTAGCTTCGGTTGGCTATATACATAATAGCCCCTACTCCAATCCCAATCAAGAGTAGCATCTTCGAATTTCTCGGCAAGCATAGGTTTGAACTTATCGAATGTGTCAACATTATCGATATTGTCGAAGTATCCACGATCACGCTTCTTTTGATACTCAGAAGCCATTTCGGCAAAAGCCTGTTCTTCAAGAGTTGTAGCATTCGATCGGCCTACGTTCTTTTCTTCAACATATGACCACTCTGAGGTTACCTTTTTACCGTCTTCTAGACCTGCGATAGTTCTCAAACCCCAATATGCGCCATCAGTGCCAATCTCAGCAAACCAAACTCGAATTTTACTCTTACTATCACGCTTCATTAGCGCCGGGCCAGTTTCAATTACTTTCATCATATATTTTACTCCAAAGATTACATAGTTTGTCCCAAAGTGATAATGGGTATTTTTTGTTGAATAGTTTAAGCGTTTCAGTTGCTGTTTCTCTAGCTTCTATTTCCCATGGAAAATTATAGTAAGTATCATAGTCGGTTGATGTGTTTACTTTAGAAAAAGATTTTCCTCTCCAAAAATATTTTTGACGATGGTCATACAAATCTCCTTTTAAAAATTGATGAAAGTGTGTAATCTCATGAAAAATACTATTGATCAATTCATCATTTTTTTGATTTTTTCTGAGTCCGACATGTCCTCTCTTCCTATTTTCGTTTAAATAAAAAAGTGCTATTGTTCTTTCGTGGGCAAATATCTTCTCATCAAATAAAATTTCAAGAGTGTAATTATAATGACGCATTTTGTGTTCATCAATATAGAAATGTATAGCGTTGATTATACGCTCTTGTTGCTTCTTATTTCTATATAGCTTATAAAAATTCTTATGAAGAAGAATTCTCATTTATATTCCCTCAAAAAATTCTCAACATATGAATCAGAGGCTTCACCCATGTCATGATAACCAGTTACAACATGGAATGTATGACCATACTTAGCCAGTTTTTTACCGGCTGCATCGTCATCACAAACAGTTACAATTCGTCTTGACCGCCCAACGATCCAAAGCCATCGCGCTAATGAAGGACTAACCTCATTTGAAAGTGTAGCAACTGCTGCAGCGCCCATGTTTGTAAGCCGAGCCGCATCAAAAATACCTTCCGTAACGAATAAAGTATTAGAAAGATTCCAAGACTCAAGGCCCCAGATTCCTACAACCTTATCCTTTCTCCAAGTGAAATAACGACTATCACGAGGGTTATTATCTGGTTTTTTACTCGCGCTTGGTCGATATTGATGATATCCAGTAAATTGACCGGATAGATTCCACAAAGGAAAGGTTGCAACAGCTTCGACTTCATCTACCCAAGCGGTATGAAGCTTCGTATTTAAGTGCCGCGCGCGAAGATGTTCAAGGATATCCATGACTACTTTTTCGCAGCGAATAAAGCAAAGAAGATTTCTGGAAAGAACGATGATAGAAACCAACAAATAGCAATATAAATGATAAGCGCTAAATATGCTTTACATTTTTCCATGATTGTTCCCATATCACAGCATTTAGTATTGGTATTTCGTATCTTTTAGCATGTACATCACTTCAATTGCTTCCTTCAAATCTTCATAATAAGATTTGCTATCCCGATTACTTTCATGCCGATAAAGTTCCTGTTCAAGCGCGTGAACAATATTCTCTTTGACGTCAAAGAACCGTTCTACCCAGGCTTCAAGCATCTTTGGATCTGCAGGCATGTTAAACCTCAATCTCTGTCTTTATTCCAACTTTACATGTTTGATATGCGATCAACCTAAACACATCGGTTTCAACCTCGTAATCATCTCCTTCACTGCCACACCACACAGTGTGTTTGCCAGGTTCGATAAAGAAGGCAACACTATCTAAGCCCGTATGGCCATTTTTTTCAGCAAAAATGCGCATTGCGTCTTGACCACCAGAACACAAGTCTATAACGGTCTGTGGCAGAAGTGCGTTACTATAATCAGGATGATCACCTTCAATGACCACCTGTTTCGTCCAACCAATGTTTTCTTTCCAACGAAAATAGTTACTCGTTTTTTGTTCGAGTAACTTACCAAGATTTTTTCTCATACTGATATCCTGTTAAGACTGTGGTTTGCAAACACAACCCAATGACTATTCAACCGATGAAGATTTGTTGCTTCGACGAGCAAAGTATGCTCACCTGAAGGACCTTTCATCAGGAATCGGGCATCTTGGCCTTCACCAAAAACTGTCAATGTTGCACGATTACCATGTACTGTTTGCACACGGCCAGCACGAAGGAACTCATACTCTACTTCTGTTAAGAGCACTGTGATTCTCCAATCTGATTTACTATTCAGATATAAGCAACTTTCAGCAAAATGTCAATGGTTATTATGATTGTTCTCCATCAATTCTTTTACGGGAACAAACTTCCCTGATCGAAAAATGTGCGTAATTTTGTTGAAACCTTGCTCAGTCACTTTGAAATGTTTAGTGGACCAAAATTGTATATATGTGCCATCTTGCTTTTTCTCACGCTTAAGCACAGCAACATTACCAACTATTCTGTCGTTTAAGATGGCTGCTATTTGCCGGTATGGACCAGCGCGGCTTCCGGTGACTTTAACAAGATCTCCAATTCTAATGATTTGTTTTTCTTTAAGCCAATTGCCAGTAATGTTAAGATTTTCTTTGCGGCTTTCATAAGCCTTTTCTTTTTTAACCTGTTCTTCTAGTTGAAAAACACGAAGCTGTAAAGTCAATTCTTTAACATTTTTTTCGTACTTTTGTCGTTCAGCAGCAATTGCGTCTATAATTTTTTTTGAATTCATTTTCAAACTTTCCGTGTAATTACTCAGATTTTTCCATCGAGTTCAACATACGTGACAATATCGCCAATGTCCCTTTTGTTGAAACCTTCTGGTTTAAGACAATTCATTAAATATTTTCGTAGACTTGTCTTTTTCTCAGTGCACTGTTTCATACCCATAATACAGAGCCAAAGACAAAACGTGTCCCAGGGGTTCAAGTACCCACTACGACAATTATGTACGAAGTTTTCAAACGATTTGTAGTTCATCTTCTTTTATTCCTTGCTTGTTTTAGATTATTTGTATACAAATCTCCTGAGAATGTCAATAAAAAAGAGCGCCGAAGCGCTCCTTTTCTACATTTAGTTTGTGATCACTGGGCGACCTTTGCAGTCATGTCCATGAATGGAACAGTCGAATCAGGCACCATGGTAGTCGGCAATGCGCCATTCCACTTCTCGGCTTGAGTCAGGGCGATTAGGCCAGCGTTATCACGAAGGGCAGCACCCTTTGCCTTAATCGCATCAGCTTCTGCGCTACCACGCAGAGTGATCGCTTCTGCGTCTGCTTTGGCTTGAGCAAGTTTCGAGTCAGCTTGGGCTTGTGCTTGGATCACTGCAATCTCTGCTTGAATCTTTTCGCGCTCAGCGTTCTGACGAACCTTCTGGACTTCGACTTCTGCAAGCATACGGGCTTCAATCGAGTCCTCATACGCGTTGGAGAAGTCAATGTTTTCGATTTGAACCGACTCTACGATAATAGGACCAATAACAGCTTTCTGAATTGCCATCTGCACTTCAGCGGCAAAACGCTCGCGCTCAGTGATTGCAGTGACTGCGTTAAATCGACCAAAGATGTTCTTCGTTTCTTCAAATACTTGACGATCAAGTAAACGCGTTAGGACACCCTCTTCACCGCCGTAGTTAGTATATATTGTCTCGACCTGATCAACAGGAAGCCTATAGTTAACCGATAGCGTCAGACCAGCAGTTTGTTGATCCTTCGAATAAGCAAGCATATCTGCATATGGTCGGGCTTGTGACTGGACGCTGATACGACGAACAGAGTCAATTAGAGGCACCTTAAAACCAAGACCTGGATCAGCCGTACCAACAACGGCGCCATTACGTAGAAGAACACCGCGTTCGCCAGAGTCCACGGTGTACCAAGATCCACCGAGTACTGTAAGTGCTACGATACCAGCAACGACTGCACCTATACTTCCAATAACAATTCTAGACATTTGTTTTCCTTTCTTCATTTTATATTCATTCATCATTCGAGTTCTTAGGTAGGATTCGAATTCTGCCATCTTCATCAACAATAATCGCGTTGCCCCTTTCATCAAGAATATACCTATACTTTTCTGGAGTTTTCTTAAACGTAACCTTCGAAAAAAACAAAAATACACCTGCGGCTAGAATGGCAGAGACAACAAATAGACCGACAACAGTTAGAAACATTCGTAATCCTTTCAATTGTGTTTGTATAGTAACATTACCTTTGTTACTGAGTAGAGGTAGTGTTAATGTCTCTATTATCTTGCACGATATCGTTTCCATTTTCATCAACTAAATATGTATATTTTTCTAGCGCTTCTTGAGATTTTGCGAATCCAATTACAATATTCACAAGATAAAACACAAATGCAACGACTACAAACGAAATTAGAAAAAACATAGTACACATCACCATCGCAATTATAATGTAGGCGATTGATTCAATCATCTTTCTTTTCCCTTAATCCCACAAACCAAAATAGTATTTTCCAAACAATCTATGTCCGTTTTTAATACGAGCATAGTGTGCCTTTTCTCCTTCACTATCAATTTTAAATGTGCTCTTTGGTCCATCAATAACTCGTGAAAGGCCGGTTTCTTCATCTTTAACGAATAACAAATCTACTTCACCAGAGTAGAATTGATCTTCGCCATTATCTTCTTTAGTACATTGTTCAAAGGCCCAGATCATTTCATCAAGGACCCAATTCCAACGAGCCTCATAGTTCTCGTCAACATCCCACTTATTTTCCCTTTCAGAAACCTGAATGCTACGAAGATGTTCCGGAACATCTTCGTTATCAACAAAGGGGGAACCATGCTTGACTTCTTTAAGTTTAAGAAGAACGGGATGAATGATCAAAGCCAGAGTGTGATCAGCCGACCACACATCATAATAGTCAACTCGAACTTTGATTTTTCTTTCAAGATTATCAATCCACGGATTATTAATGTACTTGTTAATCAGATCTTGTGCAGCATCTGTAATTTTGATAAGGGCACGATCAAAGATATTATAGTCTTTTTCACAGTGATCGTAATCAACTCCAAACCGCCTATTGAAATACCAATCATGTACTCTAAGTGGCCATCTGATACGATTATGATATTTCCCAATATAAACACGCATATTTTTTTACTTTCTATTTCTATAATATGATAGTGCTTCTTCGGCTTTCTTAGCTGAAGAAAAACCGCGTTCCATTACAGTCGCGTCTGGCCAACATATGGCCCAATCACCCCTCGACATTTTTTCAACCCAACACCCGGAATACATTATTAATTCCATTCTCCTTCAGAGATACAAGCAATATCATCTAATTCTTGCATTCGTTTCTTTTTTTGTTCAATATTTCTATTGCGTTCATCATTTAATCGCCAAACTAGAGCAATACGCTGGGCATCTTCATCGCTTGTCTTTGATGTGATAGAGGGTACTGGTTTTCTCACCTCTGACATATCACAGTCGCATTCCCGGTAAAGACCACATGGACATCCGCCCCCTTGATCAAATTTTGCCATTATGTTCTCCTTATATCATATGATTAATAAAATGTCAACTATATTTCATTGATCATTGTAGGTTTTAAGTAAAACTTTTGCCTGAGCGGTAAGGTCTTCCAAAGCAACTGGCGTGTAGTTAATGACTTCAACCGAAACATTAATATATCTGCCATTTGGAGTAGGATTGCCATGAATATGCCCATGAACGTTACATAAAAAGTTTCCAGAGCCCGGCTTACCAATTTCGTGCTGTGATGAATGCAAGGGTACGTGAGAAAGGTGAAGACCGTCTTCTCTGAACTTACGCTCTAAAACGATATACTTGAAAATCCCGGCTGAGCAAAGGTATTTGATATCATCATGATTACCAACACAGAGACGCTTGCTGCCATTCAGTTTACGCCAATTCTTTTCAAACTTGATCTTGTCGCCCATCATGACATCACCAAGATGCCAAACTTTATCACCTTCTTTTACAACAGAATTCCAATTATCGATCATGAATTCGTCCATTTCATCAACGTTTGAAAAATTTGGACGAACTTTAAGCCCATTTCTAGAATCAATGAAATTTAGTATGTTTTCGTGCCCGAAATGTGTATCAGATATCACCCACGTATTACTCATTTTATTCCTTGTCTTCAAACATAACAGAATTAAACCACTTATTCGGGCATTCTTCAAATTGCACACTCGTACTCCAACCACCAACTTCGATGGCTTTCACCGTCAGCACTTGGCCAACGGTGAAGATTGTTTGTGCTCTGGCCAGTTCTGCTTCGTATCCATTACGACCACTGAACGTAACCTCAACTCCTGGCTCACTATGAATATTCATCTTTACCTATCTTTTTCGCTCACACTTAGTCTCATCGACAGTTATTATATTAATACCTATCTGTGATATTGTCAATATATTCGTGCTCATGAAGCTTCGCCCTCAATCGAATATAATCGAACGTATCTTCTATGAAGATTGTTCCATTACGATATACTGTTCGAAGGACGTTGCCCTTTTTATTAGCCACATCTTCTGGAACGGTACGGTATCCACACGATCCAAGACCACATTCGTATACAAGACCAAGGCGACCTTTCTTCGAGATTTTCCCATGATCGGTGATTGGATCTTTGAACACATCATGCCAGACGCCCGTTTCATCCCGCCGGGCCGAAGCCTTCATTGCGTACTTCAAGGTGTCACGGTTCCAGGCTTGCAGGAGACCTCCTCCCATACCAAAGGCAAGGTTATCAAGTGAGAATCCCTTGTCAATCATATTTTGAATGATGATTGGAAGACTCGTCTCATTGATGCCATCACCTTGAATCACTCGAATATAAGGAGGAAGAACCTTAAAGCCCTTGGTGTTCACAGTGAAACCAAACTTTTCCATAAGAATTTCAATGACTTCGATAGGCATCGTAAGAGGATCACCGCTATCTGGTCGTACAACAAGAGTTCCTCCTGCTGCGATGATCTTGTCCTTTAGCTTATCACCCCACAGATCACGAGTAGCTGCATAGATGTCATAACTATCTGATACGCATGCATAGATCTCGCCTTCATCAGCGAATTTATCGATCATATTCTCAAATGCTACAACTTCGTTTTCGCGACCCCATGAAGTAATCGTTGAATGCTCAGATGCTGGAATAGAGAACCCAACTACATCGTATGTGTTGTAGTATTCCATAACACCTGTAAGCGCTTCAAAGGTGTCAGTACCCATAAAGTTAACGAGATGAGCCATTCCTCCAAGCACCGCAGTTTCAGTAGAAGAAGCACCTCGCGCACCAAAGTCATGGAGCTTAAAGTTAATTTGATCTTCGACTGGAATATCTGAGGTTTTGTGAAGAGCCTTTGCAATGAGTTTTTTCATCTTACGCGACTTTGTTGCAACAGTCGAGGGATACCAAACACCTCGTAGCATTGCCGTTTCAAGGTATGAAGTTAGCCAAAATAGGCGAGGATCAGTGTTGACCACCTGAACCTGTACGTTGCTCGTACCCATAACAGTTCCTTCTGGAACAGCTTTAATTTCAACGGGAAGCATACCATCGTATTCATCAACTATGATATCCCATCCTTCACGGTTAAACGGTAATCCGTGAGCAAGAACAATTCTTTCAGCGCGGTCGACGTCATTTGAAGTGATTGGCGTAGTCATATAGTCTTTCATAAACGCCTGAAGACCAAAGAATACAGATTCTGGCTCTCCACCTCGCGCTTCAATGTATGAGCTAATATGAGTGGTACCCTTTGGATACTGAACGTACTGCGATAATTTGTAGCTGTCAGTTCGAATGATGCTTGTAAGTAGATGTAGTATAGTTTTCAAAATAGAACTCCTCTATTGTTAGTGCCTCTCTCACTGAGAGGACTTGTACCATTCATGAGTAAATGGTTCTAGTGATTGGTAGTCATTAGGCCATTCATCCTTAGGAATATCAGTAATGCTCGAGCACGCGATGCATTTAAAACATACGGCAGGATCTTTTGCTCCCCAACTTTCTGAGTAAACTCCGGGAAAATATCTAAGATCTTCCTTTGTTACTAAGAGTGTTGCACCACACCCTTTACCAGAATTGTGCCGCCCATTACAGATATATTTACGCACCCATCCTGGGCCGCGTTTACCATCTTTGATAACTTTCATAATTTATTCTACTCCCAACTAATGCCTAAAAAGTGTGAAACGATATGGGCATGGTCTTCAAACATTTTCTCCTGTTTCACTTGATTGAATGGAATCCAAAATGCTTCCTCAGCATCGTCAGAGCCTTTCACCTTGGGTAAATCGCCGAAGCCGAGATCAATGAAGAATGCCTGAGTGATGGTGCGACCACGAGCAGAACGGTTTGGCGCATCGAAGGTTTTAGAACCTTTGATCGATCCTTTGAGAACAGGAACCGGAACCTTGATCTTGGTTTCTTCCTTCAACTCACGAATGGCGCCATTTAGCATCGTTTCATCTTGATTAAGGAAACCACCGGGAAGAGCAAAGAGACCTTTACCGGGCATATCACCCCGCTTCACGAGAAGAAGATGACCAGATTGAACTACTACCGCATCGACAGTCATAAACGTTGGAGGGAACGGCGCAGCTTTCCAAGCTTCTTTATACTTCTTAACCATCTGGTATTCTGAACAAAGAGTTTCCCAAGGACCATCTGAGCGACCGAGATACAGAATTGTTCTGCACATTGCATTATACGCATCAACCGGCATCATATTCATAATTTTTTCAACATTGCTAACAGCACATGTTAGCATGTCAGTATCGAACATCATCTTGCGAATATTAGTTGCGTCGATACCAGAAACATCAGCAACTTCTACATGATTCTTCCAGCGAGGAAAGATCTCTAGGTAGTAGGAGGTGCTATCCTTGGAATGACCAATCAGTCCGACATCTTTTGCCAAGGGAACCGTATGGTCAACGATCTTCTGGATCGCATTGACCCACTTGTTATCGTCATATGGGTAGTCAGAGACAGGAACAATCTTAATCCGATCATCTGGGAATACCGCTTCGATCATTGCCTTACGTTCTTCGAATGTAAATGGGTTTCGAATATTGCGAGCAGCAAAACTAGAGCCGACTACAACGACTACTTCTTTTGCTTGCTTAAGCGCGGTTTCGATTACCGCTCGGTGCCCATTATGAAAGGGCTGGAAACGTCCGATGAAAACTAAAGCATCTCTCACGTGCAAAAACTCCTTTTGCTTATTATTAGAGTCCTCACTGGACTCAATTTATTTATACCATATAATGAAGAAAATGTCAATCACTATCTTATTTGTAGCCCTTTTTCTTAGATTTTCTTTTGCGGATAGTCTGTGGATGGACCGTTTGCCCCACCCATTCCTCAGGGATTTGAACCAACTTTCCACGACGAGTGCGATAGAAGTGGTTACCAATCAGGATCCTTTTGGCCATTTGTGATTCCCTTTCGACATCAATATGACATTTATTTTACTTATCTTTCATATTCGCTTATGATTCTAGTTTCTTCGTGAAACCATTCAAGCAAAAACACTCGAATCTCTTCAAATTGTTTTTCATGATCAGTTTCTTTTACAACGTAGTACTTACAATTGTTTTTTTCAAGTAGATCGATCCAAAACTGTTTGCTGCTTTCGCGCTTGTCACCACCATAGCGTAGTTGATCTTCTTCAAATGGAATGCGATCATTCATTACAATATACATATCCGATTTTCTGCGATCAAATAGCGATTGGCAATCTTGTAGATCCTTTGGCTGACGGATAGCACCACCATAGATATGATAGTAACCGATGGTACTTAAAAGGTCGGTGTCTTGGAAAATCCACGGCCTGTTCTGAACGCCTGCAGCAGCGCCTTGAAGTGCTGCTTGTCCGTGCACAATATCATACATACGATCGTCGGTTGTTTCAACACCAACAGTTTCAAGATATTCACGAGCCCATTCTGGAACAAATGTGCCGTTCATGTCTCGTGCAAGACGTTTAGCCATAGTGGTTTTTCCACAGCTTTCCTGTCCGAAGAGCGTTACAGTCTTACGAATATATGGTTGAAATTCTGGCATAATATCTGCAAATCGTGTTAGCAAGTCTTTGCGAACAGCAGTGCCTTTAATATTCAACATATCTCTATATCTATTAAATGGCATGAATTTACAACCAAGAATACGAGCCATGTCAATACCATAGAGTTCGCTCGCAACAAAAATATCATCATGCCCGACTGATCCAACAAGGCTTATGACAACATCACGCCAATATTCCCAAAAACTTTCAGGCATTTCCTCTGGACTTTGTGGTGCATGTTTGTGATATTTGTGAATGTTGAACTCTTGTGTTTCCGGGAACGCATTGATAAAAGCTTCAATTCGTTCTCGAATAAAGGGTTCGTTTGGTTGAGTACCAACAATAATATGAGCTTCACCACCTTTAATGTAAGCTAATTGCCGACAAAATTCAACTAGAGCTTTATGTCCAATTGTAGGAACCAAAGCAGTCATAAGTGTGATTACTTTTATCATATTACAGCACCATGGTCATTTGAATAGAATTTGTTGTGCATACTATGCTTCCACATTCTACGGGCAATGAAAGTATTGATGAGGAAAAATACGTACTGAAAAGCAACTAGTGTTAGACCACTATGCAAGAAGAATGGAATAGATACAATGTTAATACCTGCCCAAACTGTCCAAGTCTCAATCTTTTTGTTGTCAAGCATAAACTGAGCAATACCACTAGCTACGGCAAGACCTACATCGATTGGGTTTAGCACACCAATTCCTTCCGGATTGAACATTACGTTTGCACCTAAGAAGAGCCCAAGAATTGCAAGTCCAAGTGCGGCGTATCCACTATACCAAACTAGAGGAATAGTTGTAACTGGTCTCGTGTCGTTATCATTTCCCCAACGGAACCAGCCGTAAATCAGGCTAAACACAAGATAAATGTTAAATATAGATAGGGCTAACATCCCCCACTGATAAAATAACACAGAATATAGCGCGGTTGTCATGATACCAACTGGATAATTCCAACGACTTTGACGGGTGCAAAGCCAAGTGCAACTATAACTTGTGAATACAGCTAAGACTTCAAGCCAGTTAAGTTCGGTAATCCAACCCAAGTATAAGCCAATCACATAACTAAGCGCCGTAAGAAATACGGCGATGCTAAGCGATTCAAAAATATATTTTTTAGTCATGTGCAAAAACTCCTTTTGCTTGTTACAGAGTCCTCACTGGACTCTGTTTATTTCTATATCATACGTTCAACAAGATGTCAATTGTTATTTTGTTTATTGTTAAAAACGCATGTACCGCCCCATGTGTTTCTCCACTCACCTCCAGCTGAGATACAAGCTATTCGTATTTCTGCTAATGCTTTTGCATTAATTGCTTCGCAATACGCCATAGGTAACACGAAAACTGCTAGCGCGAGTATATTTTTCCAGTTCCAGTTCATGTTTATCTCCGCTAATTGTTTGTTGGTTTTGGTTTGATTATTAGATCATCCGCGATATTATCGAGTTTCAAAGAAACAATGTTCTGAATATCATTGATCATCTTTTGTCCAGATTCGCTTGTAACGATTGTGCTAGCACTTTCGGATGCGATGATCAGGTAAACGGTATTTTGAGATGGAAACAGTAATCCAAGCGTAGAGATAAGGAACACCCATGACGCAATGTTACGAATGCGCGGGCCGTTCTCTACGAACATATCTGGCATATCATTTTTATTGGAAGTCATAATGGCAAGTGTTAAAGATACGCTAACAATAGCAGACAGAATCATCATAACAAACGCAAATGAGCTGATGTTAGTTGAAATTTCTGCAAAATATAGGAGCCAAGATAATGAGTTCACAATTTAGTACCTTTCTCAGTAAGAGTGTTGCCAAACAAATCGACGATAAAAATGTAGTCAAATCCTTCATCAAGTTCAGGCTCGACATACGAATTCGCCATTGATTGGATGATGTGATGAGGAATGGCCTTTCCTTCGCGAGAAGAAAGGCGCCGTTCGAGTTCGACCCATTCTTCAGGAGTACGAGGAGGAGCAACGCACCAACATACCTTACGGTACGACTTCGGGAACTTCGACAAGATGCCTTTACGCTTCTTCGAAGACATGTTGGTCTGATCCCAAACTACATGAAGGTTATCTTCAATAGCATACGTGAGAAAATTATTCATGTTCTCAGTTGCTTCTTTGATGATATCACCGAAGATTTGGTCATAAGTTTTGCTTTGCGCAGATGCTACATTCTCAATGTAGTTATCAGTACTGTAAATAAACACACCATCGGGATTGTCCCCAAACGTGTTGTTTACGAAGGTCGATTTACCAGAACCAGGCAAACCAACAAGAACTTCAACTTTCGACATTTTAGCTCCAATCCATATCAATTTCTTGCGACTCTTGACCGGAAGAAACAACTTCTCCGCTCAGAAGAATAGATCCAGGGCCATTCCAAGTCCAATTTGTACCAGTGCGCCAGACGTTCTTTTTGGCCAGACCAATATTGCGAAAATCGCCGATACAAAGATCAAAGGAACAGAAGCTGGCATCGTTCACTTCAACAACCTCGCCAGCTTTCAGCCTTTCAATGGTTTCTTCGAGAAGCTTCTTGCGATGATCATCAGTAAGGGACTTCATTTCAACACCACCGTAAACTCGAATGCATTTCCACCAAAAGAATCAAGCCGAGGTGTAAAAAGACCACCATCTAAACTAGAATCTTCAACATATACAGGAGTTGTTTTTGGATCTTTTTCGTTGTTTTCGCATTCTTCGAGAAGTTTGTTGATGAGTTCTTGAACTGTCATGATAACCTCTTTTGCTCTCCAGTTAGATATAATCCAGCCATCAGGCAATGTCAATAGTTATTTTTGTTCTAGCACAATTATGCTAGAACATTTGTTTCGTGATTGTTGCCCTGCATCCAATGCTCGCTAGTTGCAACATGATTTGCTCTCACGAACTTTGCAACGCTTTCTTTGAAATTCTTGTATGAAAACACATCTGCAAGACGAACGACATACCCTTCATGGTTTGCACTATCACTTTCAGAGTGTAGCGATTTGATCTTAGCTTCATCCCAGATGCCATCATACAACACCGGAACTGTTTTCATATCAAGAAGAGCAAACCATTCAACGGTTTCATCCCAGCTCAAACACTCGTTATCTTTGTTCCAAATGCTGAAACCAAGCAAGTAGCTTTCGAGGTTTTCGTACTTGATCGAATGTACTGCATACAGGTTTTCTGCGCAGATACGCCAACCAGTTGGAAGTTCAGACGCACGCTGCATCCAGTAATTCTTGGCCCAGTCACGAGTATAGTGATTGCGCCCATCAATCGAACGAGCGTGACAGTGTGTCTGATAACCCGAGAAGTTTTCACCGTCCATCTTACGAGTTACGATTACTCGACGACCTTCAAACACAGAAGCACTTTTCATCGTACGATCATCTTCAGTTTTACCGAGAGACCATGGCAAATGATACGTACGCGGATATTTCACGCTTTCTTCATATGATTTTGTCATGATATACCTCTAGTCTTCTTACTAGTTAGATATAATCAAACCATCAGGCAATGTCAATAGTCATTATTCATAATGTCCAGTTTCCCGCAGGAACGCGTTAACTTCCTCAATAGCGGCATTATCGAATGATTGTTTATCTTCATCGCTATCTGTCTCGTTGAGTTTTTCATTCTCTTCTGTTTCAATTTTTGCCTTCTTCGCCTCAAGGCGCCTAACGACTTCTTCTCCATCCATCCAAAGGTCTTTGTTATTCAAAACAGATTTGATTTCATCTTCGGTAAGAAATCCTTCATATACGTTACGAAGAAGCTTTTCTGACCAGACACGCTCGTGTTGAAGCTGATCGAGCATTTCTCCGCCTTTGCCTGTTACGCCTCCAGAATAGTTGTGTATCATTATCATAGAGTGTTCCGATACCTCAAACTGATCTGCACAGAGGAAGATGATTGTTGCAGCTGACATGCAAGCACCTTCGACTGACACGATTACAGTTGCATTCGTTTCGCTAAGGACTCTCATAAATTGAATAGCAGTAAAAAGATCACCGCCGTAAGAATTGATGAAAATTCGAATAACGTCGTTTTCACTTGAATGGCGAATAATATCAAACCACTCAATATATTCGTCAGCCGACTCAATTTCACCACACAAATAGAACTCGTGAACATTAATTGCTGGACGAGATACGTAACGTTCTTGTTGCTTATTCTTTTGTTGGAACAAATCCATTATGTCCATTGATTTCATTTTGTTTTGCATATTATTTCCTTGACATAATTTATAATTGTAGTATAATGACTATAAGGTCTTTAGTATTATTGATCTTAAAGGTTTAACCATTCCTTTGTCAGTAAGACATTTGACGGTACGTCAAACTGCTTTAGCAGAGAGTAAATCTGCTCCCGAGAATAACCAGCTAATCCAGTTCCTATTGGTGTGAGCATAAAGGTGTCTTTCGAGTTATATTTAGCATATGCAATAAAGTCACTGATGTGATGATTGATCACATCTAGACTTAAAGTCTTAAGATTTGAGTCCTTCGTTGGAATCGCATATGAATTCCCCTGCCGCCCAATACCCTGACCGTAAATAGCACCATAAAATTGTTTAGCATATAGCGCAGCGCCTTTTCCGTGGCGACCAGCAAGATTACTGCCGAAAACGAATACTATGCTCATATTGATATACCGCCTCATCAGCAAATTCGATTAAATCATTCGGTAGTTGTGGTGAGTATACTCGTTGTTTCCAATAGCCGTGACCATCTCCATCTATCACGTATGTCTTTGGTTTCATCGAAAAGAAAAAGCGATTCCACAATGGAATACGTTCTTCTATTCGAAGAGAATACTCGAAATTGCGCACGGTTATGTAAACTAGTTTATACTTCATGATTTATTTATAAACTATAAAATATTAACTCGAGCGTTTTATATTTTTATCAATCATTTTATTCTTGTAAATCTCCGCTTCTTCTAATGTAAGAAAAAACTTAGAAGAAGAGTTGCCGCTGTCCCCAATCTCAGTATCGTAAATAAAAGCAGTTTCTTTACCATCAGACAAAATATAAATATCCAGTAAATCATATTCGCTGATGGTATCGTTATCATTAGCGTTATTAATTCTTACTTCACCATCTACTACTTTAAGAATTCTTCCAATTATTCTATATTCTAGAATACTCGAAATTGTGCCTTCTGTAATATATCTATGCCATTGAATTCCATCTATAACAGTGGTTATGCGGTCATAACCGGATGGCTTAACTTCTACTCTGTAAATTGTTGATCCTAGTTCTAGACTCATTCGTTATAATCTCCTGTTAACCACGTAACGTCATCGAGATAATCCAAATATATATTTGGATCATTTTCCTTACCATATGCCACAACAATAGGCCCACCGTGATCGCTGCCAATAAACATCGTATGAAAGACAAGATCTTCGGCTTCTTTAAGCCTATCGAAGATGGGTTCAAGTTCTAAAAATATACGATTAACGTCTTCTTTAATCGGAATATTATTCGATACCCACGTGACAGGAAATTTCATCATCAACCCCTTAATTATTTAGATTTGAATATATATCACTTTGAGTAATATGTCAATTAGAAATCACACGAACTGGAATGCCCTCTTTTCGTGCCAAATCAATCATCATTTTTGTACCAGGTCCTCCTGGAAATGCAATTACAGCATGAGGGTTTCCGTCTTCAAGCATTTGTTTATTTCGAATGAATCCTGCTGATTTTCCATAGGTTTTCCAATCTGCTGGATAGCCCCTTACTTCTAATCCATTTTCTTCTGCCCACTCTCGAGCAAAGAGATCAGCGCCTCTTTGTTCTCCTTCGATAACAACGATAGGTCTAGTGATTGCGATCCGAACAAGATCAAGGGTGTGCCAGATGTTGTCGATTTCTGGTTGGTATTTTTCTTTCTTGCCCGTTTCGGCGATGGTTCGATATCCGTACTCTCTTCCGCCGCAAACAAGAATTCTAAATTCGTCATTGTCTAAACTCATCTCTTAGTTTTCCATCAAGTATAAGTGTATTGCTTGGTATTACAATACCACATCCATCGCAATATGTTAAGAGTATTTCAAATGAAAACATTCCTTCATAGAGAATTCTCTTTGTTCTTTGCTTCTTGCCATTTTCACAACACTTCATGAAAAGTTAACATGTGGTCTGTTTACAACATGTTGCATCAGAACATCATTCCAAAGTTTTTAAGATCTAGGTTAAGGTTATTGGTAACTCTCTCAACAAGGAGTTTAGCTTCAACCCCTCCGCGTTCAATCGCGAACGTAAAGACGTTCGCGGTAGAATCAAAACTTACCAACTTACCAGGATCATACTGAATATATGATCCATCACTATCGTCAACGGTCTCACAAAAGTTTCTTTCGAGGCTTTCATAGAGTTTCTTATTATTGGTAAACAGGTCCTTCAATTCATCTTCGATGTAGATGACATATTCAAAAGTATTCGGAGAAAATCCTTTGTAGTTCTTCTCTAGCACCTTAACATAGTCACCATACACAAACTTTATCACGTATGACTCTGAGGCCTTATTTTCTGGAATGATGTTGAGATACTCAAGTACTTCCTGAAGAGACTCTCCATAGCGATTCATCTCTTCAACAGCGGCGGCAAGCATGTCAAAATTGAAGAACGAAAAGATGCTCGTATATTTGAGCACTGATTCAGTTTGCGTCTTGTCAATGAGGTTGTCATTACAATACTCTTCAATGAATTGTTTATCAAGCGTATCAAACTTAAATGAATAGTAGATACGCCCTGGCCGGTTTTTCAGAAAGGATGATACAGAATGAGAGTCATTTGTAGTCAAAACAAAAAGCTTCTTCGTTGGATATACGCCATCGAACAACGTCAGAATTTTGTTCTGAGTCTCCCAGTTATAAACCTTTTCGAACTCATCGAAGATCAGAATCGCTGGTACGTTGATGCTCTGAACAAAGGCATTAAATTCATCACCACAGAATGGTTGGTTGATGACGATAGATGCAATACCTTCTTTTTGTGCTAGATGTGACAACACTTTGGCCAAAAGTGTTTTACCACTACCCTTTACACCGTCAAGATGAACGCCTGTAGAG